TAGCTTCAATATTCTCTTGTAAAATATTTTCATCAAAAAATGTTAATATGTTTGTGTACAAAATGTTTTCATTTAGCTTTATATATTCCCATATAATTTCAAACACGCTATTTTTATCATTTTCATTTATTATTTCTTTAATGCTTTCATATATAGTGTTTTTATTTTTTGTAGTTATTTTATTTAATAATCCAACTAATTTACGTTTCAACATTGAGTTATCAGTAAAATCAGGGATTATAATATGAAATCTATTTTTTGTTGTAACAAGTTTTTCTTTTTTATTATAAATTTTTTTTACCCATATCATTTTAGGGTCATAATATGATTTAAAACAACTATAAGTATCATTAATTTCTACTGCCTTATTTTTGATATTTTCCGGTATTTTTTCTATTTGATTATATCTATCCTGAAAATATGAAATATCTATTTTAATAATACTATCATTCATTGTATTATATAATACTATATAAATAATCTTATATAATTAAATACATAAGGCAATAATAATATATATAATAAAATGACTATTGCTATTCAAAGCATTGAATCGTTTAGTGATTTTGTAAACAAGTTGGAAGAAGTTTATAAAAATCAATTAATTTATCGTACTTTAATAGTTTATGGTAATAAAAAATATGTATCTATTTACAAATATATGTTAGAGCAAAATAATAATAGCGTATATGTTGTAAATAATAAAAAAATAGATTATGATAAACTAGATTATAGAATATTAATGATAAATGATAAAAAAATTAAAGATTTTGTAGAAAAGAATGGTAGAGACTTTTATAATTTGGTTATATATACACCATGCAGTAATAGCAATAATAAAATATAATTATCTAACAATATTTTAGATAGTAAATTAAATGGTGAAAAAATCGTTTAAAATAGAATATGTTATATTGGCTACTTTTGCGTTGATAGTGTTTGTATTATTATTAAATAGTAAAAATATATGCGAAGGATTTTATAGTAATAAAAATTATAGTTTAGAATATTATTATATGGATGGTTGTGGACATTGTGACCAATTCAATAAAAGTGGAGTATGGGAACAATTAGAAAAAAATCATTCTAATAAATGTGAATTTAAGAAATACAATATGAAGGATAAGATGGATAGAGTAAAAAAATTTGATATTCAAGGATTTCCTACAATATTACTTGTAGATAAATCTAATAACAAGGATAAAATGGTAAAGGCTTTTGAAGATGCCAGAACATATACTAATTTAGAAAAATTTATTAATAATATATAAGATATTATTAAGGTATTGATATAACAATAAAAATGGGAGGTGGATTAATGCAGTTGGTTTTAACCGGGCAAATGGATCAATATATTACAACTAACCCATGTATCAATTATTATAAATATGTTTATAAAAAACATACTAACTTTGCATTAGAAAGTTATGAAACACCACCAATAAATAATGCTAATGGTGGTTTTTATCAAAGTGTAAAAATGACATATAAAATTGAACGGCGTGCTGATTTGTTAACGAATATGTATTTATCATTTAGATTACCTAATATATATTCTTCAAATGATATGAAATTTAGATGGATAGAAAACATTGGATATAATTATATAGATCGTGTTGAACTTCTAATAGATGGTAATACTATTGAAACATTGTATAGTGATTGGATGAATATTTGGAATGAACTTACTAATAAAGATGGTATTGAATATAATAAATTAATAGGTAATGTAAAAGAAATTATAGCTCCTTATAATTTTCAATCAAAATATAAATTTGTGAATAATAAACTTTATAATGTTAATTACCCGGTATCTACTATTTCAAGTTTAACACCAAGTATAAAATCGCGTGAAATACAAATACCTTTAAATTTCTGGTTTACTAGAAATCCTTCTTTAGCATTACCATTATTAAAATTAGCCAATAACGAAGTAACACTAGACGTATATACAAATCAACGTAGCGTTGAGTCACTTTATAAAGTTTGGACAAATAAATTAAATACTTATGTTAGCAGTAGTTTTTATAACGAATTACATAATAAAAATATATCTATACAAATATTTATAAAAAATAAAAATCACGATGTTCAAAATAAATTACATTTAACGTATGTATTTTTGGATAGTACTGAAAGAAGTAAAATGCTTCTTGAAACAAATAGTATGGATTATATTATTGATACTGTTAAAATGTCAACATTGAATGTTGATAATGTATCACAATCAACGGTTACATGCGATATTAATAATGCAAATAATCATATTAAAGAAATTATATGGTTTTTAAGACGTACAGATATGATTCCAAAATATAACAATTATATTAATTATACTGGTTCATCAATATATTCTGAAAATATGCATATTATGAATAATGCTGTTATTAAATGGGCAAATGATACTAATCGCGCTGATTATAATGCAGAATATTATAATAATATTCAACCATATTATTATCACACTAATATACCAAGAACTGGTATATATTGTTATTCATTTGCTCTATTTCCAGAAAAAGTAAATACATCAGGTTCTTATAATAATTCACAAATTAAAACATCAGTAACATTTACTACAAATGATTTTACTAATGATGAAACATTCAATAAAATTCAAAAAGCTACAAAAGAGGTAATGGGTCAAGATTATAATTATGATGTCTTATATGAAGCTAAATTTTTTGTAAAAGAAATTAATGTGCTTTCTATAATAAATGGTAGCGCGCAATTAAAATTTGTTTAATTTTTTTATTCTTTCAAAGTAGTAATAAATAAGAAATGGACTTATTCGCATTAATAATTTTATTATTAGCTGGTTTTATCATAAAATATTTGATAGATATAATATCATCTTTAAGCAAGGAAATTAAAGAAATAAAAAATAAATGCATAATGCCATCTGCTACTAAAAGCTTACATTCGTCTAAATCACCAATTGAAAAAATAAACAATGATGTAAAAAAAGGAATATCATATATCAAAAATTATTTCGACTAAAATACATATAAATAATATAACCTTATATACATTAATAACTTATCAAAATATGCCTAGAAAACCGAAAAATCATGATGATAAAGCAATTGAAATAAAAAAAAAGAAGAATTTAATGAATACAATGGTAAAAGATGTAACACTTATAGAAAATGAAGATATTATACTACAATTGCCAATTACTGAGGGGGATAGTAATAAAAAAGATAATGATGTAGCACATGAGGCACCAAAACCTTATGAACCTGATTGTTTTTATCTAAATGATTCAAATCATTATAATAATATTCAGGACAATAATCTAGAAAATATTGATATTAATAATGAATATATGTTAGAATATGGATATGCTAAGGATATACTTAACAATAATAATAATTGTTATTGGTGTTGTCATCCAATTAAAAATCGTACTTACGGCATGCCATATAAATATAATGTAAAAACAGATACATATGTGTCATTTGGAAATTTTTGTTCTTTAGAATGTGCAAATGCATATAATTTCTCTTCTCATTGTGGAAGTGATAAAGTTTGGGAAATAAATAGTTTGATACAAATGCTGAGTAAACATTATGGATGTGACAAAGCGATACGTCCAGCTCCATCACGTTTTTTGTTAAAAATTTTTAACGGACCACTTACAATTGAAGAATTTAGAAGTAGTCATTTAACAAATGACAAAACACACATTTTAAATTTACCACCAATGATAACAACAACACATAATTATGAAATAGTAAATACTTCATATATTAAAAATATAACTGATAATATTAATAATCAAGGTAAAGAATCAATTGTATCCAAAAATGCAATTGAAAATAAATTAAAACTTGTAAAATAAAAAATGATATAAAGGCTATAACCTTTATATATTACGTAGAATGTCGGAAATTTACTTTTCTCCTTATAGAATTTCAACAATTACTTGCAATGCAAATATTGGCATCAATACGAATATCAATTTAAATGTATTATTTGATAATATTAGTATCAAAGAAGAATGCTTTGATAATAAAGAAGGTATTGTATGGATTCAATTTATGAAGGATGGTGAAGATGTTTCTCGTGGTACTTATCCGAAAAAACGTAGAAAAAGTAAAAAAGATAAGGTTAAAAAAAATCGCTTTGACAACCAAGTAACAATAATTTATATGTTTAATAATAAATATATTCCTAATGTAAAAATATTTAAAAATGGTAATATACAATTAACTGGTATCAAAGATGTTAAACATACTGAAATAATTGTTAATTACATTATTGAGAATATTAAGAATATTTACAAAAATGTATCAAAAGAAATAGTAATATCTGATACTGATGTAAATAAATTAGAGTATCAAAACTTTAAAATAAGAATGATTAATACTGATTTCAAAGTTTACTGCGATCCTGAGATGACCAAAGGGTTTGAATTAAAACGCAAAGAAATTCATAGAACATTTATTAACAATGAATATAATAATAAATGTTCATTCCAACCGGGTATATATCAAGGTGTCAAACTAGAATATTTCTGGAATAAATTTAGTGAACATAAAAATGGTATTTGTTGTTGCCCTACAAATTGTTATGGTAAAGGTAGTGGCGATAAAATAGGTGAATGTAAAAAGGTAACAGGAGCATTATTTGAAAGTGGTAGTATACTAATTACAGGAGGAATAACTTTTGAACAAGTTAACGAAACATATAAGTATATCTGTGATTTTCTAAAAAAAAATAAGGATAATATTAAGAAGCCTCAACCTAAGGTTTCGTTGATGTGACAGCTAAAATTATAATTATCATTAGTTAAATTATATTTTTTATATAATTCAGTATCTAATGTATTATTACCAGGTCTATTATATGATGGTATGTGATGACTAGCGTAGAATTGAGCACTAAATAATACAGCATCAGGTTCTATATAAGGTGTTACATAGGTATTACCCCATGGTTTCTTATCAAATAGCACATCACCGGTATATAAACCCGCATTTCTTGGAGGAGGAGGTACGGGAACATCAGGAGAATAATCAAGCTCTGTATATTCTAATTCGTTTTTCATTATTGATATCTCTATTTATATTAATATATTAGAAAAAAGAGTATTTTGAGTACATAATTTTATTTTTTTATAAATTTTTATAACTTTAAGATTTTTAAGATATTTAGAGAATTATGTACTATTTTTCTAAGTATATAAGGAAGATAATAATATAAACATAATATAAATGGGTAGAAAAGATAAAAAGCAAAAAACACATGACGACCAAGATTTTGTTAAAGATGGTATGGAAACTAATGAAATAAGAAATGTAGTTCAAGATATTATGCTTTATATAGAAGAAAATAGAAATAAAATGGAGTTTGAGGATATTATTACTACTTTAAAAGATAACATTGATAAAGTTGAGTTTTTTGAAAAGAGATATCCCATGTTATATCAAATGGTAATAAAAGAAGAAGGCTTTGAATATCAAAGCTTAGAATACTTTTTAAAAATGCGAGAAGGTATCATACAAAATCAAATGACTACCGATGAAGCTTCAAAAATCGTAGGACAAAATTGGTTTGATAAATATTGTAAAAATAAGGTAGATAAATAAAAAATTGATATAAGACTTATAAGCTTATTAGTAATTACTATTATGAATTCATCTCTACCTACAACCAGTTTCCCCAAAAATGTCAACGAAATCATTTCTGAGACCTATGATATTTACAATAGTATCAATGATGATAATAAAACATATGCAAATTGTCTAATTATGGTATTGAAAAAATATCATCTTTGGCCTAATATTAAGGTAAAGAAATTCAAAAACCGTTCTGATATTGTGTTGCTACACAATAATTATAAAATGGGAGAATTATATGAATATCGTGAACTTTATGAGCAATGTCGCAGTATCGTACTAGACTTTACACTATCATTCAATAATAATGTTGTGGTAACATATGCTAATTCTATTCCAGTACGTGTAGATATTAATACATATATAACAAATATTTATAATGATAAAGATAAATGTTATGAAGCTTATGATGGTACTATGATTAGTGTGTATAATCATAATGGCGAATGGCATTTTGGAACATCAAGCTGTCCGGATGCTAATAGTTCTAAATTTTCACATCCTACAAAAACACATGGTAATATGTTTGATGAAATTCTGTATAAATATTATGGAAAACAACTCACCGATCATGAGCTATCACTTACACCAAATGAAGTATCAAAAATTCTAAGAAGTAAATTTGTAGCATCATTAAACCCAGAAATGGCTTACGAGTTTATTATTGTTCACTATGAAAATATTCATATTATTGATTACACAAATATTTTAGGCGAAAACTACAAAGAACTCGTTCATGTTAATACTAAAAATAGAAATACATTTGTGGACGAAGATATTTATACAACGCGACTACAAGATTATGTGGAAGTTGGTATCAATTATCCAAAAGAGTTTACAAATATAACAGATGCTATTGGGTATATCAATAGTAATCCATATAGTTACGGACTAATTATTAAAAAGAAACAAGATAATTCAGTTAAACTTTATAAAATATCAACAGAAATTATTAACTATCGTGAAGAAACTGATCCATGCCATCCAAATACCTGGATGAATATTCTTAGCGTATATATGAAAAATAAACAAGAATATACTATCAAGGATTATATTAGTAATTATGTGCCAAATATTGTACTACCAATTGATAATAATGGTAGATATATTGACCCAACATATCTAATTCATACTCTAATTTCTACAATTAAAGATAGTCTTTATAACTATTATGTATCAACTACAACATACTTTCCAAAGTATGGTAGATATAAAATGAATAAAGATTTGGATAAACAGTTTCCTCCTATTATTCAATATCATCTTGCACAACTTAGGAATCTCCAAGTTACAACATACAATAAAAAGATGATTACATCAGCAAATGTATACTATTATCTTTGTCAATGCAATGATATCAAAAACATCAAGACACTAATTCAATTCTTCGCATCCAATCCTATTAATGAAATGAATCCAAGGACATCAATGTGTTTCGCAATTATGAATAGTCTTATTTCATAAAATATCTTATTATATTAGAATGAACTACTTTTCAACACAAGGTTGGGTTTATATTGTGATTAGTATAATATTTACAATTATTGCTTTAATTTTAAATATTTATATGGAAGGCATTGGATTATATATGTTGGCATATTTACTATATATTTTAGTTATATTAATAACAGCTTATAATATAACCTGTTTAACATCGGGAGAATGTCATATGTGGAGTTGGATTGTAACAATATTATCAACACTACCAATGATATTAATAATAATACTAGTTATATATGGTATTTTAACTGGATCTAATTAATTAAATTCTTTTTTTATAATAGATTAGATGAGTTCAACATATTATCTTAAAGATTTTTATGATGATATTAAATTTAGACAACAAGATTTAATAAATAATCACTCAACATGTTGCCAAACAGGAGGCTATTCTATAATGAGTCAGCAATTTGATAAACTTAATGCGCAACAACAAATTAATAATATTAGAAGAGAAGTGCAAAGTGAACTAAATAATAAAATAAAAAATATAATGAAAAATATGCAAGTTGGTGGTGGTAAAATAACACTTGGAGAAAATATAAAATCATTAAAACAAATGATAAAAAAACAATGTAAAAATGAAAAAAATCTATTAAAAAATATTAAGAAACAACAAAAATGTATAAAACAAAATAAATTAGAATTTTTGCCATCTTATCAAAAAGATTTTAAAGAAGAATTAAAACGTGCTAATACTATGTATAAAGATATAAAAAATTTACAAGTACATATCAATAAAATTATAGCAAAAAAAGAAACTAAAAGATTACTTTCTGTAAAACAAGAAGCTAAAGTAGCTACACTAAATAATTTAAAAAGCATAATAGATAAAATTAAACAACGCTAATTTTTTTTTTAAAAATTGATATATAAGATATAGATTTTTATTAATATATAAGTAAGGACAGCATGTTTGAAAATTACACCTTTGATATTAAAGATCCCACTAACAATCATAATTTTGAAATTAATAATATGGATTTGGCTATTGTAAATGGTTTACGACGTACTATTTTAACAGATATACCAATACCTGGTGTAATTGGTGAAAAGTTAGATAAAGACGAGCCTACTGTAAATATAATTACTAATACTGGTGCTTTACACAATGAATTTATTATTCATCGCATTGGATTAATCCCTATATGTTTGACCGAAGAAGAAATTGAATTATACGAAGATAATAGTCTAAAATTAAAACTAAATGTTAAAAATGAAACTGGTAAAACATTAAATGTTAAAACCAGTGATATAAAAGCTACTATGAACGGTGAGGAATTATCTGATAAAAAATTGAAAGAGTTATTTCCACCAAATAAAGTATCCAATGATAATATTTTAATTACAAGATTACGTCAAGGTGAACATCTACACTTTACTGCCAATGTTGTTAAACGTACTTCCAGGGATAATGCTTCATTTAATCCAGTATCTCTTTCTAATTTTACATATATACAAGAACCTACCGAAGCATCTAAATATGATAACGTTTTGGATAAAGAAAGATGTTATTATAAAAATAAATATGGTGACCCTAATAAATTCAAATTTGATATTGAATATATTAATATAAATGTGGGGCCTAAATATTTGATACCAAAATCACTTGATATAATGATTGAAAAGCTTAATACTATTAGACAAGAATTAGTAAATTTAGATGCATCCACTAAAATTAAATTACAAAAATTTCAAGATATTGAAGGATGTTATGAATTCATTATAGAAAATGAAGATGATACAATTGGAAATGTAATACAATCATTTATACATAATAAATATATTCGCGAAAAAAGCAAGTTTAATGATACAAATTGTGTATATGTGGGATATATCTGCCCACACCCATTGAAACAATTAATGATTGTTAGAATTACACTTGAAGATGTTACAGACGATAAAATCATAACATCATTCTTTGAAGCAAATTGTAAAGATATTATTGATACATTATCTAATATAAAAATTAATTGGAATAAATTCTCTATTGAAAATAATGTTTTATAAAATATATCTTTGTATTAAAAGAGAAAGCTTTATCTTATAAATGTCTGTTGAAATAGAAAATAATATTTTTACTATTGAAGATGAAGAATTAAATGATATAGAATATTTAGAAATATTAAGTTTAGATGAAATTATAAAAGACAACCCTTTTTTTATTGCATTATCACGCAATGATATATATGAGAATTTACATGAAATGTTTCAAAATAGAAAACGTTCAGAATCCGTTACTCAATTATTTTATGACATATTAAATTACAATAAATCTGAAAATGGAGATATTTCTGATTATTCTAATTATATTTTTTCATCAGAAGCTATAAAAAAAAACAATGAATTAGAATGGGAAGATATTCAAAAAGATGCTACGTATTTTAATAAATTAACTAAACTCAATACTATAAAACACAATGAAGCCAAGAATAGATATTTTTTCGCTATTACTTATGATTCAACATCTAAAAATCTAAAATTTAAACCACCATCCCGTATTAATGCTATGATTGAACCAGAAAATAAAGAATACCCTGTATATTATCCTGTTTTTCCAATTGATGATGTTAATTTACCACTATTATCTGCTTATTATAAAATACCAACGTGTACTGTTAATGATTATGTTTATACAAAGATTGTTTCGCATTTAAAAAATTCTATTAATATTAATTTAGTAAAAACAGATGGTTATAATAATGTTGCTAAATTAGTTAAGTCTGTAAAACCTAAAATTGAAGATATTATTGAATATCTCAAAGATTGTTTTGCTCTTGATTATAGTAATATTGATAATATATTTAAAAGATTCGGACATTCATTAGATTTTATAAATGATAAAGATTTTGAAGTTTTATGCGATCATATGAAATCTTTAACTAATTATGAAAAAGAACGCAATAATGTTAATAGAGCATATAGAATAAAGAAGAGCGATATCATAAATAAAAAACTAACCTTTTTTGAAAAACTATCATCATCTATTAAATTGATTAAATTAAATGATAAAACAATAAACTTTCTAGCTAATTTAAAAGATTCCCTTGAAGATTATCGTGTTAATAATATTATAGAAGAAGAATTAGTTGATATAAAAAAAATTAATATATATGATATAATTAATTCAATACATTTCAATGATGCAAATCCAGATAATATACTTAAAAATATAAGGGCATCTCTCAAAAATATTAATATTAACGAAAGCATTGATGCAATTAATAATATTATAGATACACATGAAAATACCGAGAATATCATTGATGAACATGAATATATGAAAGTATTATTAGAATATTCAAAAGATCATATATTTGACTATGATACAGATGGTAAACAATATTTATTATCATATCGTGAAGCCAAAGAGATAAAAGAAGGTGCTGACATAGATAATTATGAAGGTGGTATAGATGATGAATTTATTCATGAAAATCTAAACCTTGAAGAAATGGATAATATTGCCACTGAATTAAATGAAAATATTTATGAAAATAAAAAAATTAATAATTTTGATAAATATCTTAAAAACATTACTTATAAAAATGAAGAAGGATTTATAGAATATTTGCGTATAATATTAAATTTTCTAAGTAATATAAGTCAATTGTCACATCTAGAATTAGATTATGAATTGCTATGCAATGAGCTTTTTAAATACTATAAAAGTGTGCCAACTAAGTATGATAGATATAAAAAAGCATTTAATGAAGCTGAATTAGACATTGAACATAAAGCTATAACAGATTTTATTAAAATTAAACCTAAAATGATTATGGAAGGTATAGTAAAAGACCAAGATTCAAATATTACCAAAATAATATATGCCGTAAATAATGAATATGTGGAAACTCTTAACAATATATTAACATTATCAATAGCATTTTGGGTTGTAAATATTCAAGAAAAAATCCTAAATAATACCATATTAATTGATGATAACTATTTAAATAATTATTTTGTAGATAAATGGTATTTATATGGCGCACCTATAAATAATGCTAAGAATGGCGTGTTACCATATTTACTAGAATGTGTAATAGAAAACTTTAAAGACGATAATGAGTTTGGTGTTGATTTAGATAGTATATATGATAGTGTAAAAAAATTAATTACAGATAAATATAGTGATATAGTTGACGAATTAAAAAAGAAACATGAGATAAATGCTGAAAAAAAAAAGGTAGAACGTGGTTTAAAAGAACAAGCTAAACTCTTAAAAAGTTATAAAGAAGGTAATAAAGAAAAACTAGAAAAGGACTTTGTAAATGCACTTTTATATATGCCTGGTGTGAATTATAAAAAAATACATAAATATTTAGTTGGTTGTTGCTTGAAAAAAATAGATGAAACTTTTGATAATGATGCAGATTTAGTAAAAGCTGGTAGAAAAGATTTAATAGCAATTAAAAAGTTTTATTCTACCAATAGAGCTACAAATAAAGCAAGAGATTTAAGATATGTTCCTAATCTTGATGGTATCAAGGATGAAATAATGAAAGATAGTAATATTGATAAAATAGATATTGATGATTATATTTATGGTATCAATAACAATGAAAATATTTTTTTTGACTGGCTTGAAACAATGTATGATAAAAATCCGTTATTACCTAACAATATTATAGACGAATTAAAAAATAATTCCAAAAATATAAATAAAATCATTGAGACCAATATTAACATAATGGCAAAAACAGCCAGAATTAACAATAAAGATTTAGTTAATAACTTTATGTTAAAACATATTAATATAAAACAAATATTATTAAATATATGTAAAATATTATTTCAATATAAAAAAGAATACGATGATGATAATATCAATTTGCTTGTTGATAAATCTATTAAATATATCAAAGATATTATGAAAGACATTTATAAATTAAATAAGGTATTAAATGACGATGTAGTTGTTGATATAAATAGAATTAACTTGTATATATTAAGCAGAGCATTATGCTTACCTTTTAGCCCGGAAAGCGTAGAAAACGGAAAAATACGTTCAGAAATAGATTTACCAAGAGAATTTGTGGAATTGAATGCAAAAAATATTATGAAATATATGCTAAATACTTTTGATGTATCTACCTTTCCAACAATGGAAGATAATATAGATTTTTTAAATAAGAAAAGAGAAGAAAATAAGCAGAAAAAGCTTAGCATATTAAATGATAAAACCGTAGAGGAAAATCAAGTTATTAGTAATTTAAAAAAAGCTGGTATTAGAAATGATTTAATGAATCTTGAAGAAAATAAGGAAGGTGATAATATGTATGATATTAATAATATTTATGACAATGAGGAAAAAAATGAAAAACAATTATCGGCAATTAATGAGGATACAGATGATGAGAGTATGATGTATGAAGATATGGGATTTTTATATAGCTAATCATACTTCTAAATTAGCTTCTAAGTCTAAATTAGCTTTTGTGCGTTTTATATTTTTTACACTTGAATCATCAATAGTAACAAGCGATACGTCTTTTTGTGTTATCATTATTGGTTGTTTTTTAACAATATTATTACCGGAAGTACCATTTAATTGTATTGGTAGATATCTATTGGCATCTCCAAATAATTTAGCGACATTTGTTTTATTTTTTTGTGTTATGTCTTCAAAAGCACAATCTTGAATTAAATTTTCATATTTTAAGTTTATTATATTAAGTTTTTCTTTAATATTTTCATCATCGGGTTCAAGTGCTTCAAGTTCTTGTGATAATAACATAAATTGTTGTGATAATTTTTTGAATATTTCAAACTTTTCACTTGATTTTATGCTATTTGAAAGAGACATTATAAGAACACTTAAAGCATTCACTACAATGTTAGGGATTTTTACAACATTGGCATCTGTACTAATACTATTAATAATACACATTGCTGAACTTGTAAATACTAATGGTATATTAAAGGCCATCTTAACATAACTCCAATATGTAGCTGTACGAGTACATAATAAAGTCATACATTCACATTTATCTAACAATTTTTCAATATTAATCATTTTACTATATTATATATTATATTATTTTTTTGCTAATTTAAATTTAAGTTATTATATTAGAAAGGCATGGATATAGAAGTAAAGCCAAATGATTGGATACTACCTAATCGCGTAGGTTATAATAAATATATATATAATACATTTCATCCATCAAAATATGATACTAAAATAAAGGATAAATCATGTGAATGTTCTGGTGATAATTGTGATATTAATATTAAAAATATATCTTTATTTCCACAGCAGCGTATTGTAAAAGATTATATGCAATTTAATAGTCCTTATAGAGGCATATTATTATATCACGAATTAGGATCTGGTAAATCTGCAGCATCTATTGCTGCTGCCGAAGGCTATATTAATAAAAAAAAAGTAGTTATAATGACACCCGCATCCTTATCTCAAAATTATGAAAACGAATTAATGAAAATATCAACAACAGGATTAAATTTAAAGAAATCATGGACTATGATAAAAGTAACAAAATCTAACAAAGAAATGATGAATGCTCTCGCAAAATATGCCATTACCGATAAAATAGTTAAAAAAGACGGGCATGTTTGGGTACCATTATATGATGATGATATAGCTGGTTCAGAAATCGTTATTGATAAAACTAAATACTCAAAAATACCAAGCAAATATAAAGATAATGTTGATGCAACAATTGGACATATTATAAGAAATCGCTATACTTTCATTAATTATAATGGATTAACAGCAAAAATGATAAAAGAATTGGGTAAATCTCCTTTTGATGATACATTTGTAATAATAGATGAAATACATAATTTTATTAGTAGAATTGTTAATGGTTCAAGATTAGCGCGTGCAATTTATAATCATATGATGACTGCTAAAAATATTAAGATGGTTTTATTATCAGGTACACCTATTATAAATCAACCTTATGAAATAGCGACACTAATTAATTTAATACGAGGCCCCATGACATCTTATGAATTACCTTTGTTAAAAGCTTCTAAACCACCTAATAAAGCTGCAATCGTAAAAACATTAAGCGATAATAATCTTTATAAATATGTTGATGAAATACACCTAAATAAAGATAGTATTAATGTTATATTATTAACACAAGATTTTGTGCGTAAAACAAGTGATAATTCTACTATCAAAAAAGATAAATGGGATAAATCAGAAAAAAGTATAATTGACAATATAACAAAATCTATTAATAAAACTGATATAAAAGTTTCTATTAAAAGTAAACTACAAAATTACTATGCTCTTCCAAATATTTCTGATGAATTTAATAAATTATTTGTCGATGATACAGATCCTGAAAATATCAAAGTTAAAAATGAAGATTTATTTAAGCGACGTGTATTAGGTATATTAAGTTATTATAAAACAACTGGTTCAGAATTCTTTCCTAGAATATTACCAACGAATTTCAAATATCTAAATATGACTGGTCACCAATTAAGTAAATATGTTGACGTAAGACGTAAAGAAATGGAAATGGATGATAGAAAAAAACGTTTTGGTAATAAGAAAAATGCTGACGTTAATTCTGTATACAGAGCATTTAGTAGAATGATTTGCAATTTTGTATTTCCAGATAATATTAAAAGAGCATTTCCACAAGATATTCGTATGGTCATGAAAAAAGAGCTAGCTAAAAATGACGATGATGACGATGATGACAATGATGATGTAGAAGTAGATAAAAAAGATATTAATAAAGCAGTTGCTGCACAATATGAAAAACAACTAGAAGATGCTATGAGTAAATTAGAAAAAAGCGATGCTATTGAAGTAGATAATTTAAAGAAATTTTATAGTCCGAAATTTGCTGAAATGTTAAAAGATATAAATGAATCACCGGGAACAGTATTAGTTTATTCACAATTTCGTATGGTAGAAGGATTAGGTGTTTTAAAAGAAATAATGAATAGAAATGGATATGTAGAAATAAATGTAACTAAAAATGAGGATTTTGGATATATATTAGAAGATATTGATGTATTTGATGAAAAATATGACGGTAAGCGCTATGTAGTTTTCAATGCAGATAGAACAAAAACAAATATACTTATGAATTTATTCAATGGAGATTTTTCGATGTTACCAGATAATATGAGAATGCAAATTGAAAATATAGATAGTATTGACCAAAGATATGGAAAATTAGTAAAAACGATGATGATTACACAATCAGGTGCAGAAGGTATTTCTCTTAAAAATGTTCGTCGTGTATTAATAACTGAATATTTCTGGAATTCTGTTAGAATAAACCAAGTTATTGGTCGTGCAGTAAGAACTTGTAGTCATGTTTTTTTGCCAAAACAAGATCAAAATGTAGAAGTATTTATGTATATAATGAAATTAACAAAAGAACAATTAGCCAATAATCCAACTTTGAGAAAGAAAGACAATGAATTAACAACAGATGAACATATATTACATTTGGCGCAAAAAAAAGATAAACTAATAAACTCATTTATGAATATGTTAAAATCATCATCTATTGATTGTGTTACTCATTCAAAAAAAAATAAACCATTAGAAAATGGATATAAATGCTATAATTGGCCAATAAATGTAAACGATAACAAACTAGCATACACAGATAATATTGCTGTCGATAATAAAATACAACAACACCAAAAATATCAAAAAATGCAAAAGAATAAAGGAAAGGTTGTTAGCAAGGATGGTGTTAAATACGTTATGATGAATGAAAAATTATATGATTATAATAGTTATGTTAATGCGGGGTTATTATATCCAGCTAATATATAAATAAAAAATATATTATTTTAAATAATAATTATATGGAAGATACAATGAAATGTATTTGTAGGAATAAAAAAAATTTTAAAACATGTAAGATGTATTCTAAGTATAATTCTGTATTTTGCAGATATCATAACAATAACAATGAATTAATTTATAAAATATTCAATAAAATATTTGGAAATAAAACTTATATATCAATGAATGATATTTTTAATCTTTATAAATATATTACTAATAATATAAATATAATTGAATATAAAGAAGAAAAACCAGGTTATTTATTTATTGAATTGCTTAAAAATATACCTTATAAAATATTATTATTAATATCTAAGAAATATTTGGGAGAAAAAAAATATAAAAAACAAGATTTATTTAATTATTTACATGATTTAAACGCTAATACATACAAAATAAATAGTACAAGAAATTTAGGATTATTTCAAGATAAATACAAATACCATTTATTATCACGGGGTATTGATAAAAATGACATTATTAATACCGAGGATTTATTTTCGTGTGAAGATATTGTAAATATACCAAATGATAGATTATTTATAATTAAAGATAGTAATGGAACATATGGATTTGATGTTATAGAATTAGAGCATTTTGTAAGTAATTGTAAAGATGAAGATAAAGAGCCATATAATCCATATACAAGAAAAAAAATATGTAGTAATATAATTTGGAAAATTAATAAATTTATGGAATATAACAACATATCGCGGAGGAAGATTGAATATAATTGGCAAAATAATATGCACGCATTTACTGATTTATCAATAGAATTGGAAAGACGTGGATTTTATAATAGCCCAAACTGGTTAAATAAAATGTCAAAAGAAGATATTTTAAAGACTACAAAGTATTTTAGGGATTTTTCAACATCTATTGAAGCAAGTGATAAATATTTTAAAGATATTACAGATGATGATATTGTATTTAATTTTTGCAAAGATGGAATAAAAATGTTAAAGGAGTGTAAAAATGATTTATATGTTTTATGTTGTAATTTCGTAAAGGCACTCGCAATGTGTTCAAATGATTTTTATGAAAATATACCTTCGTGGATGTCTGGATTAAATACATCATCAATATTATCAAATGTATTTTCTATATTGGGTAATGATTCATTTAATGATAGTAACATGTCAGAAAGTTTTACATTTAGTGAAATTTCTAATTTAGGTCAAACATTGAATAGTCCAAATAATTTTTTACTATATTATTATGTAGAATATATGTAATAAATGAATACATATAATAATAACGATATCAAGTATACACCTGATTTTGTATATACTCCTCCTTCCGCATTGCAACTAAAAAAAGAAACTGAAAGTGTTATGGATAAATATATATGTAAATTTAAAACAGCTTTTTATGGTGGATTATTTTTTGCTATATTATCTTTACCAATTGCTTATAAAATATTAGATATGATTGCTAAATTAATATCAAAAAATATAGATATATTTGACGAGGATTATAATGAACCTCTACCATTAGGTAGATTTATTATGTCAATTATAGTGATAATAATAATATTTATACTATAAAAAAATTAATATTATATAGAAGAATTTTAATAAATTATAATTTATTTTTTAGCAGCTTTCTTAACAGGAGCTTTTTTAACTGGCTTAGGAGGCTCAGGTTCTTCTTCTTCATCCTCTTCTTCTTCTGCTTCTGCTTCTGCTTCTGCTTCTGCTTCTTCTTCTTCTTCTTCTTCTTCTTCTTCTTCTTCTTTTTCTTTTGTTTCTTCGGTTTTTGCTTTGATAGCATCAGTATCTACCTCAATATCTTCTTCATCTTCTTCATCTTCTTCTACATCATCATCACTATCTGGGATAAATGTAGGTTTAGAAGCATTTGATTGTTGAAATTTACCAGATACAATCTTCCAACTACATCCAAACATACCAGCAGAGAACCAAATTCCATTTAGCTGAATAATAAATTGCGCACGACCACCTTTAAGATTACTTACATATTCGGTAAAATCAACTTCTTTGTTATCCATGTCATAAGAATCAAATTCAAACTTGCTTTCAAGAGGATTATACGGAATTTTTGCCTTGAAAGTCGGTGGATATTTATTAACAACTTCACCAGTTTCTTTATCCTTGTCATGCTTGATAATATTGGAAAACATATTAGATACTGTATCTTTATTTCCACCATAATTATTCTTGAACCATGCAAGACGATTTGCGAATGCGTCATCAATAATTTTTTCTTCAAGTTCTTTCATTTTATCATGAAAGACTTTAATTTTAGGATTTTCATCAATACCCTTAAATGATACAGTAAGGTCATACTTAGGTGGCTCATCTTTACGCTTAGGGTCATCTTTGATAAACTTCTGATTATCATTGACACCATAAGGAATATTCATAACAGGAGTTTGAATATTGATTTTTGAACCAGAATAATTAACATACACTGATTTAGCACCCGATTTCATAACTTTGAGCTCGGAATACTTGATTTTGTTGATGTCGAGGTTCTTAGGAAGGAGCACGTTCATTATTATATATGTATCTTAGATATTCTTTATATAAAAATAGACTATCAATTTTTATTTTTCTTGTATAAAAAAAATAAAATTTAAAATAAGTAGAAATATATGGGTAAAAATGGAAAGATACTGACAAAAGAGCTTTTTAAGATTTTAGATATATCTTTACCAGTATATAAGACGCGATGTGGATTAAAAATGATTAAAATAGAAAATACATTTTATAATATATATGACACAAAAACAATAAATAGAATTAAAGATAAAATGTCTATTGATAAAAAATATGAATTAGAATATGTATTTATATAATGATTTTATAAGAGTTTATAATAAGGTTTTTTACGATATTTTTTGAAAAATTAAAAATATCTATTTTATTTAAATCATAATGTGTTGCATAATTTATTACTGCTTTATCTATACCATATGCAAGTAGTATAGCATTTAAATTATAAGTTGTCAAAGTATCCAAATATTTATCTACATACTGATTAATTGTATCTGATAAAATAATTTCATCATATTTATTATTATTATTATCTTTACAAAGTTGTTTATAAATTTCTTCACAATTATCATAAACAGATTCATCAATATTTGTTTTCATAACACATTTGTACATCATATCCTAAATATAAAAATATATATACATATAATACATATATCATTTTAGAAATTAACATGGGTTTCGTACATTCTCTCTACGTAGTAATCACTAAGATCCCCAAACTCCATTGTAATATAAGGATACTTTGCAATGATATCCTTAGTTAGCTCAATACCAAGAATATCTAGAAGATTTTTGTATTTTTCTGCAATCAATATATCTTCTTTTTCAGCCATGTAATGAGAGCATGTTTTGAGAAATTCCAAGTAATCTAACACAATCACATAGTCAAATTCTTTTTTTGCTATGTATGATAGTTTTTTATATTTATCCACGATTTCCGTGAAATTAATATTATAATCAACTATTTTTTTTTTACTATTTTTGCGATTTTGAAATATAGTATGTTTAGCGGTAATAATCATCTCGCGAATATTATTATATACAAGATTACATAGTTCGCGACCATTATCAATCTCAATAGAATTAATAATATTGCTTTGTTCAACAGCAGGCTTGTAGGTACAAACAAGCATCTTAGCTTTTTCAGCAGTGATATCATTAAAGCTATTATCGTTGTTAAAAACGATATCAAATACAAGTTCCATGTTCATGTTCATGTTCATGTTCATGATGTTGGTTATATAACTTTATAACAAAAATAATCAATTTTTTAATTTTACACCATATTTATTTTAAATAAAAATGAGTACATAATTAATAAAATCTTTGAAATTATAAAAAGTTTATAAAAAATAATAAATAATAAAATTATGTACTC